CCAGGAATCTCCCCTTGAAGATGAGGAAATACTAAGTCTTTTGGAGGGATACAGAATCCATAAATGTCAATATCAGATTGGTCTGATGCAACACCATATGCCTCAGAACCCATCATTGTTTCATACATAACGTTATCTGCTAACCACTTTGGAGGAGTTAGCAGATTTTGTTTAATCAACTTATTAACTACACTTGCCACTACAAATCCTTACCAATATAATTTCGAACATACCGAAACAAAGAGATCAAATCAACAATTTCATACGATCCCCAGTTATGTTTGCGTTGCATTTCACCTTCGACTGCAACGCACATATATGCGTCACGATAAATCGTCTCAGGAACATGATCAGAAATAGACTGTACAATGAATTCAATCTTCTGTCGAATCTTTTCCTTTGTCAAAGATCCAACTGACCATTTCTTTGTCCACGACTGGTCTACATCAACATTTTTATTGACACCTTTGACGTGAACCATATGAGAACCAACAAACTTATATTCAGGTTTTGTATTTTCCCACAATTCAATTATATCAAGCTTTGCTAGTGCAGCTTCCTTAGCATCACCATAAATTTCTGGGAGAATCTCACGTTCCCAACCAGTAAAATCTGTATTGATAATCGCCATCATAAATCCAGACTTCAAACCACGAGGGCTAAGACCATCTTTCATTTGGTTATGAAGGAATGATGCACGATGATAATTCATCTTCATTGAAGATGATTGATCTTGCTTTGGACCGTGATTGTAAACACCGACATAAAAGAGTTTAGCTGCTTCGTGGGTGAAAATTGCGATCACTTGTTTCATAACGAGAACTCCATTGTTGATATAATCAATATACACAATTCTACAATGAAGTAAACAAGGAAAAGGGCGCTTAGCGCCCTTTTTTACTTAAATTTAGAGAAGAAATCGTCGTCGTCATCTTCATCGAGGATTTTTCCCTTTGCAGGAGCCTCGAATGGAATCTCATCGTCGTCTTCATCTTCATCAACTTTAGCCTGAGGAGTAGGTTTGCTTGCCTTAGCCTTAGACGCAGAAGGTGGAGCCTTTGCAGGCTTTTCGTCCTGCTCTTCATCTTCTCCAAGCCACTTTGCAAAGTCTGCATATTGCTTGCTTAGTGGTTTATACATTGACACATTTTCAGGGTCAACAAACTCTTTAAGTGAATAGCACTTTTTCCAGATCTGTTCCATTTCAGCAGGAGTATCTGCCAAAGGTGTTGGATCTTCCCATGTCGACTTTTCGTAATTTGGAACGAGCTGATTATTAAGCTTCTTAGAAATAATCTTAATCTTCAGATTGCAACCATCGATCGGATCGAATGGAATTACACTATCAGTGTAGTCGTCTGATGCTGTTGGCTTAATACGTGTCTGAATTAGAGCCATAATCATTGGACCATAATCGAACAGGAACACCTTACCATTGTTTTCTGGTTCTGTTGGATCGTCAACAACAAGAATGTTGCTAACATAGTGTGTCTGACGACGAATAGAAAGAGTTTTCTTTTCGTCCTTAGAAAGATCTTGACGGCTGTAGATCTTACCATTATATTCGTAAGCTGGATCCTTTGCATCGCCATCGAATGAACGATGTGAGTTGTGGAAATAGTACTTACCAGTAGTTGGATTCTTTTCTCCATATCCGTAGTACGTTACGTACTCATTATCCTCATTAGGAGGAGCTGGTAGAAAACGAATTACTGCTTTACCTGAACCTGTTTCATCCTTTAGATGAGCCATTGTCCAGAATCGAGCGTCAGGGTCACGACTTGCACCCTTACCTTCACTATCAATTTTCTTGGAGAGTTTTTCAGCTTTTTGTTTGCGAGCTGCGAGAAGTTCTTCAATTGAAGATGCCATTTTATTTTCCTTATATCCTTAATTGCCTTAATTATGATCTCAGAGGATCGTACTTATTTATCAAAATTTTCTTGTATGTCTTAACATCAAAGTCAATAAATGGACTATAATTTGTTAACCACTTGAAAATATCGCTAAATACAACATTTGATAGATTTTTCAACCAATATTTGAAAATACCATATATCTTATCTAGGATACATAGTATCTCTGGCTCTATCTTACCAGAGAAATACATGTTTAATAATTCAGATTTTCCATCAACAACCCTGATATATTCATTTATATCAGGTATCTTGTCTAACGTTTCTCTAAATGTATATTCAAGAGAGTCGGTAACTCTTCTCCATCGGTTATATGGAGCGTCTGAGAAATTTGATGCAAACCCATTGAAATCATTAACAAAATTAGCAAGAATATACATCATCGGATCTCGATGTTTTGCTATCCTCTCAAAGAAATGTCTATCATTTCTCTTCATATATGAATTATATGTAATTCTAGGGGTACGCCCCTTCATAGCAAAGAAATCATACTTTGCATCATTGAAGTGTAATTTCAGTGCTATGAAACATTTATAACATTGAAATGGTGTAACCATGGATTATTTTACTTTCACAACTAAATTAAGTTTACTAGCTTCTTTGAAGATTTGCTCTTTAAGAGAGCCAACCTTCTTGATATACGTAGCTACACTTTCTGGTTCTATATTATGTGTTTCACAATAAATCAGGACTGCTTCCATAAATGAAACATCCTTTGCCCATACGATATCCTCGATATCTTTGACAAACGACTTTCCTCTATCAAGTATATCTGACATTATTTTTCCTATAAATACAAGTAATGGTTAACAATTTAAATATCCTCGAAAATATTAATTTTAAGTTGGTACTTGGTAGAGCTCCTAATGTTGAGTTCTTTTCCAAGTCTGTTGTTATACCCTCTATAAGTATTGGTAGCTCTGTGGTTCCAACGCCATTTTCAGCCGTCAATCTACCAGGCGATCATATGACGTTTGGTCCGTTAGACGTTACGTTTAGAATCGACGAGAATCTAGCAAATTGGACAGAAATATTCAATTGGATGAATTCCATTGCTTTTCCCGAGGATTACGATCAATATGGTATGTATAACGAAAATGGAATACCAATATCTCTAACGTGTGATATTGAACTTCACATTATGAGCTCCAAAAACAATACAATTAGAACACTAACCTTTAAGAATGCTTGGCCATCTGACCTTGCAGGTTTGTCTATTGACATTGATCAAGAAGGTGTTGTTTACGCTGAAACAACTGTATCTTTTCTCTATGACACGTTTACATTGAACACTAATAGTAGTATATAATATACTTATAATACATACTACTATTATTGTGAAAGGTAAACAATGAAAATCGAAGAAATTTTATCGATGTGGGCTGAGGATTGTGATATAGATCCAAATAAACTTGTCAGTGAATCTGTTAACAGCGTCAAATATCACAGTAAATACTATAAGATATACGTATTTGAAAAGTTGAAATTGGCGCAACTTGAACAAGAAAGAAATTCACTAATACATCTAAAGACAGAGTATTATCAGGGTGAATTGGATCTTCAAACATTAAAAGACCGTGATTGGGTACCTTTTCAAAAGAAAATATTGAAAACAGATCTTGAGAGATATCTCAACGCCGATAAAGACATTATACAATTCAATTTGAAGTTTGCTCTACAGAGAGAAAAGGTTCAGGCATTGAAAGATATTATTGCTTCGATAGCTCAACGTTCATTTCACATCAAAAACATAAACGACACAAATAATTTTAAAGCAGGAGTATACTGATGGCAGACGCCTCGTTGTATATAACAGATTTCAATCATGTCCATTGTAAATTACGGGGTGATAAATCAACACTATATGAAATACAAGATCATTTCACATTCTTTGCAGAAAATTACAAACATACACCTAAGTTTAAAGCAGGTGTATGGGATGGTAAGATTCGTGCCCTGAATTTAAAAACAGGTTGCATATACAAAGGTCTTATTCCAGCAGTTATAAAATATTGTGAAGACAACAACATTTCATATGAAATTGATCCTAAGATTGCAAATGACAAAAAATTTGACATGACAGATGAAGATGTTGTGAGCCTTTATCAGAAGATTGGTGGGATATTTGAACCCAAGGATTACCAAATCGAAGCTGTCAAATATTCAATCAACAACAAAAGAGCAATTTTACTTTCACCAACAGGATCAGGAAAGTCTTACTATCTTTATGGTTTATCACGATTTTTCAATAAAATCGGTTTGAGAGTATTGATTGTTGTTCATAGAGCTCACCTTGTAAAACAGATTGTTGAGAAGAACTTTGCTGAGGAATATGATCAGCAAAGAGATTCGTTTACATATCATACTATCTACTCCGGAAAAGATAAAAATACAACAGCTGATATTACTGCCTCAACATGGCAATCGATTGTAGATATGCCAGAATCATATTTTAGTCAATTTGATGTTATATTGGCTGACGAGGTTCATGCATGGAAAGCAGCATCAACAATCAAGCTAATGGAAAAGACAAAAGATATTGAGTGGAAGATTGGAACAACAGGAACACTTGATGATATAGCTGTATCTCTGATGACTCTTGAGGGTTTATTTGGTCCTGTTCATAGATTGAAGAGAACACATGAATTGATTTCACGAGGTGATCTAGCTCAACTCAAGATCAAGACTATCGTTCTCAACTATAATAAAGAAGATAGTGCCTTAGTTTCAAAGATGAACTACATTCAAGAAGTAAAGTTCATTGAAGAGCATCAATCTAGAAAGAACTTTGTAAAGAAGATAGCTGCAAGCTTTCCCGAAGGGAACACGTTGATTGTATTCAGACACGAAGAACATGGGAGAGATATATACGAAAGTATTGAAACTGATAAAAAGTTTTATATTGATGGCTCTGTTTCTATCGAACAAAGAGATAAGTACTGTGAGTTCATGGAAAATAATACAGGTGTGGTAGGTGTAGTTTCGATAGGAACATTTGCTGAGGGTATTAATATTAGAAATCTGAATACTGTAGTAATGGTATGTGTTACTAAAGCTAAGATCAAATTATTACAGCTTATTGGACGTGTTCTGAGAATATCAGATGTTTTTGGTAGTAAAGCTACATTTATTGAAATCTGTGACAACCTAAAATATAAGAAGAAAACAAACTTTGCTCTTCTTCATGGACTTGAGAGATATAAAAGATATCAAGAAGAACAATTTGATGTAGAATTTATGGAGTACAATCTATGATAGAATGTTTAAATCTAATAGACGGAAAGACTATTATATGTGAGACCTCTCCATATAATGACAAATATATACAGGTAAAGAATCCCATAACTATAGAGATGGGTACAAGTGGTGAAACAACTCATAT